TATACCTGTATCAGACCCTAATGCTGCAACAATGTCTCAAAAGGTTGTGCAATATCAAGCAGTGATGCAATTAGCACAAGCTAACCCAAATATATATGACATGGTAGAACTTAACAAACAGATGCTTGAGGTATTAGGCGTTAAAAATATTGATAAGTTAATACCACAGTCTGATAAACCAAAACCACAAGACCCTGTGTCAGAAAATATGAATGTATTAAATAATAAACCTGTTCAAGCGTTTATATATCAAGACCACCAAGCACATATTGCTACTCACATGGCATTTATGCAAGACCCTAAAATTAGACAGATGGTAGGACAAAGCCCACAAGCCGGAGTTTTACAAGCTGCTATGGAGGCGCATATTGCAGAGCATTTAGCGTTTGAATATAGAAAACAAATTGAGGAACAAGTTGGTGTTGCACTACCTGCACCTAACGAAAAAATTGATGAACAAGTCGAATTAGACTTATCTAGAGTTGTAGCTAAAGCTGCTCAACAATTGCTTGATAAAGATATTAAAGAAGCACAAGCACAAGAGATAATGGCTAAACAACAAGACCCAGTAATGCAGATGCAACAGAAAGAGCTACAGATTAAAGAAATGGAAGCTCAAACCAAAGCACAGAAAATGCAAGCTGATATCGAGCTAGAAAGAGCTAAACTAGAATTAGAAAAAATGAAACTTGAATCAGATGAAAGAATTGCTGGGGCTAAAATTGGTGCTAATGCGGCAATGGATAATCGTAGAGTAGATTCACAAGAATTAGTACAGGGAACCAAATTGGGTATAGACGCTATTAAAGCTCAAGCTCAATCTGCAAAAAAAGATTTATAACTTTAAGAAAGGCAACACATGGATAGCACGTTAAAACTTTTAGCTGAAAAGTTAGAAGAAGAACGCAGAATTATTTTAGAAAATTTAGGTGATGGGACAGCAACAGATTTTGCCCATTACCAACACAGTGTAGGCATTGTTCGAGGTCTTATGGTTGCACAAAGACATATAGCAGACCTTGCAAAAAATATGGAGATGGACGATGAGTGAAATCATTACGCCGAGTAAAACAATCGTAGACTTCAAAGGCAAAGCAGTAACAGCTGAAGAAGAACCAAAACAAGAACAAAAACCCACACAATTACCAGAAGTCAGAGGCTATCGCATATTATGTGCTGTACCTTCTGTTGATGAAAAATATGAAAGTGGAATTATTAAAGCAGACAAGACAAGACATATTGAAGAACACTCGACTGTAGTTTTGTTTGTTATTAAATTAGGAGATATGGCTTACGCAGACAAAGACAGATTTCCTACAGGACCTTGGTGTAAAGAAGGTGACTTCGTTATTACTAGGGCATATTCTGGAACTCGAATCAAAATACATGGTAAAGAGTTTCGCATTATCAACGACGATACCGTAGAAGCAGTGGTCGATGACCCACGTGGCTACGAACGCGCATAAGGAGAAGAAGCATGGCAAAAATCATAAATGAAGTTCCTGAAGAACTCAAGGATGAAGAAACGACGGAAGTTGAATTAGTATCCAAAGAGGACAAAGAGGATTATGAAGAGGCAGTAGAAGCTAAAAAAGAGGAATCTAAAAAAGCTAAAGCTGAACCTGAACCTGAATTTGAGATTGAAGAGGAAGATGACACCCCTCCAGAAGACAGGAACCGCGAACCACTACCGGATAAAGTTAAACAAGAATTAGAAGAAGATAATCTTGAAGACTATTCAGCAAGAGTCAAAGAAAGAATGGCTCAGTTGAAAAAAGCCTGGCATGATGAAAGAAGAGCTAAAGAAGCAGAAGCACGCCAACGTGATGAAGCTATTAAATATGCTCAAACTATTATTAATGAAAACCAAAAACTAAAGAAAACTTTAAGTTCTGGTGAAGAAGATTATCTTAAAACATTAAAAGAAAAGTATGAGTCTGATGTTAATTATGCTAAACGTGAATATCGCGAAGCGTATGATTCAGGAGACCCAGATAAGATTGTTGATGCTCAAAGTAGACTAAATGAAGCTCAGTTCAAATTACAGAACGCTATGGGCATGAAACCTCAATATACAGCTTTACAAGAGGACGAAAATAGTGTACAACTACAACAACAGCAATTTGCACAGAATAATGTGCCTAAACCAGATGATAAAGCCATAGAATGGCAAGAAAAAAACACCTGGTTTGGTAGAAATAAAGTGATGACTGCTACTGCATTAGGTCTACATGACGACTTAATTGGCCAAGGTATACAGCCATCATCAGATTTATATTACCGTCGTATAGATGATACGATGCATAAACTATTCCCAGAACAATTTGGGGAAACTGAATCGTTGGAAGGACAACCTGCCCAACGCAATACTAAACATTCAACTGTTGTTGCTCCAGCAACTCGGTCAACTGGCCCTAAAAAAGTCAAGCTGACTAAAACACAGTTAGCTTTAGCTAAAAAGTTTAAGCTAACACCAGAGCAATATGCAAAAGAACTTTTAAAAACGGAGAACGCAAATGGATAAACGTCAAGATAGAGACTTAGAAGTAAGAGAAACAACCGACCAAAGAAGTAAACAATGGGCACCCCCATCACTACTTCCAGAGTTTAAAAAGAAACCAGGTTGGGCGTATAGATGGATTAGAATTACTCTAGCTAACGAGGCGGATAACCGTAATGCTTCTTCAAAAATGCGTGAAGGCTGGGAACCTGTGAAACATTCAGAGCACCCAGAAATAAATTTACCGGTAAGCTCCAATGGCAACTTTAAAGATGCCGTAGAAGTTGGTGGCTTACTACTTTGTAAAATGCCACAAGAAATGGTAGATCAGAGAAACGAGTACTACAAGAAAAAAGCAGAAGGTCAGGCAGAAGCAGTTGATAATAGCTTCTTAAAAGAAAATGACCCACGTATGCCTCTATTCTCCGATAAAAAATCTACTAAGTCTTTTGGTAAAGGTTAAACAATTCTTTAAGGAGAAATTATTATGGCAGCTTACGGATTAAAACCTGTAAAGCGTGTTGATGGTATGCCTTATGCAGGCGCTACAAGGCTATATAAAATCGACCCTGCTGGTGAAGCAACTAACTTGTTCTATGGACAGGTTGTTAACATCGGTGCGGACGGTTATATTGCTTTAGCAACAGCATCTGGAGCAGACGCTACTACGAACAACTTAGGTGGTTCAGGCGTCGGTGCTATCGGCGTTTTTGTTGGTTGTGAATATACCAACGCACAAGGTCAAACATTATTTTCACAATATTACCCATCTGGCACTGCTAATGGTGGTGACATTGTGGCTTATGTTGTAGATGACCCAAATGCACTATTTATGGCAGAATTAGATGATACAGCTACGCAAACAATGGTTGGTACTAATACCACTTTTGCTACAGCACAAACTACTTCTACCGGTTCTACCACTACTGGCGTTTCTAACTCTCAGTTGGACGCAACAGTTGCTACTACTGCTAAGGCATTTAAAATTGTTGCTTTAGCACCAGATGAGTCAACAGCAGCAGTGTTAGTTAAGTTCAACCCTAGTTTCCATCGCTTTACTAGTGATGTAGGTCTATAAGGAGATTAAATCATGGCAATTTCAAGAGCTCAGTTATTAAAAGAGTTGCTCCCAGGCCTTAATGCTTTATTCGGAATGGAATATCAGCGCTATGGTGAAGAGCACAAAGAAATATACGAAACAGAATCTTCAGAACGTTCTTTTGAAGAAGAAACAAAACTATCAGGCTTTGGTAGTGCACCAGTTAAAGGAGAAGGCGCAGCTATCTCTTATGACAATGCACAAGAAGCTTGGACAGCTAGATATAATCACGAAACCATTGCTTTAGGTTTCTCACTAACAGAAGAAGCTGTTGAAGATAACCTCTACGACACATTATCTGCTAGATATACTAAAGCATTAGCTCGTGCTATGTCTTACACAAAACAAGTTAAAGCTGCTAACGTTTTAAACAACGGCTTTGACGGTACTAACTACCCAGGTGGTGACAACAAA